AAGCTGAAGCAGAAGCGGAAGAGAAGAGAGCCAGGATCATTGCAGAGCAGAGCGCAGGAAGGGTTTACATTGATGATATTAGAAAGCAATATCCAATCATTGAAGGACAGCCTGTTGTTTTAATTCACTGGTCAGAGCATCCTGCATTCTATAGCTTTAAAGATGATGAATTGAAACTTTCTGTAATGGCTGCTGATACAATCCTGGCCCATTATGACCTGCCCTCCGAGGATGGTTATTTCAAGACAAAATACACTATATTCTATACAGATGAAAAGACCGGAGAAGAAAAAGAATATACAGACAGATATGACCTCGGAGACAATAACGGTGGCTTGATTAATCTAATCAGGAGTTATGACCCGGCAGGAGCTAATGGAAAATTTGCAGCATATCTTGAACGCTTTACAACTTCCGGTCAGATTGTCTCAATCTCTGTCGCTCCCTGGGTTGAAAAGCTGGCAGAGCAGAAAGCAGAGAAAGAGAGAGCGGAAGCGGAGGAGATCCAGGAGAGCATGGAAGAGGTCAAATTTATGCTTGAAATGCTCAATGATTCACAGCTTGAACACGCTATATATTTACACCCTTATAAAGACCAGGAAAAGCGGGAGCTAGGAAAGTTCTTCTTGCAGGAGCTTTACACCAGAGACAAAGAAAGAGCTTTCAGAGTGTTTAAGAACTGGCAGAGCGGGAATATACCAGAGGAATATAATTTCTTGTCTGAAGCATTATAAAGTGTTCTAAAGCTGTCCTAACGGCTTGACGGGGAAACATTGACAAGCTATGGTAAAATCAAAGAAAAAGTAAAGGAGCTTGTTAATATGGCAGATTCAGCAGCGCACAAAGCCTGGATGAAAGAAAACACTTTGTTATTTTCTGTTAGGCTTCAAAAAAGCACAGATTCAGATATTATAGAATATCTGGAAGGGAAGAACCGAGGAACAGAAATTAAGAAAGCCTTGAGGCTTCTGATTGAAGCGGAGAAAGAGAAGGGAGATTAAAAACCATGACAGCAGCTTTTGTTATTATTGCTCTTTATATCCTGGGTGTTATGATGAAGAAAGCAAAGCAGCATATCAAGAGAATGAACAGCGTTCAGAAATGCCGCAGGATTAAAAATAATAGCTCTAGTAATGCGGAGATACCAGCAGCGGGAAAGAAAGCGGAGAGAGCCGCAGGAACGCGCACAAGAGAAGCAGAGAAAGCGGAAGACCGGAAAAGAAACCTTGCTTACAAAGTCCTCCAGGCAGAGAAAGACGAGGAGCAGATTGTAAACCGCTTACAAAGATTATACGCCCTTCTTGATATTGCAGAAGATGAAGCGGAGCAGGCTGTTATTGGTGGAAAGAATCAGCAGAAGTATTATAAACAGATCCTCGCGCTTGAAAATCAAATTGCAGCAGCAGAAAAGAAGCTTTTCAAAATCAGATTTGACGGAAGTGAAGCGGCAAAAAAGCTTCAGACAGCTTGAACCAGCTTTGAACCAGCTTTGAACGGATAAAGCAAAAGCCACAAGAAAATAATTTTTCCTGTGGCTTTCTGCGGCTTCTGCGCTATTCTGTTTTACTCTGGCAATTCGGAATACTTTTCTTTAATTGTTTCTGCATCCAGGTCTTCTCTTGCTGCTGAAGCTAAAGCAGTGGGGGAGAGGACTTCTGTTTCTTCATTGAGTCCATCATAGCATTTTTGCCAAAAGATACCAACTATTGCGTTTAATTTGCCGTCATTCATAGCGGCCTCACGATAAGAAGCACAGATTGCTTTTACAAGCTGGATTAACTTCTTATGTTCTTCTGTACCGCTTATTCTATGCTCCCATTGATAAGCCTCTTCTCTAGTGATTCCCATTGCTAAATATGCAGACATGTTTCCGATTTTAACATCGTCTTCACTGCATATTTTGAGATATTCAGAAAACTTATTTGCAAGCATGTTTACATCTTTCTTATTAGTTCCCTGGCCTAAAGCAGTTATTTTCATTAGATGATTAACATACTTTGTATTTTCTCCAGGCGGCAACTGTTCTAGAGCTTTTGCGGCTTTTGCAGTCCCTTCTAGATTTGCTCTTTTCTTCCTGGGAACGAGGTCTTTCGCTCCCTTCGGCTTTCCTTTTCTGCGCGGCTTCTGCTCTCCTTCTGCCATTACTTCACCTCCGTTTCTTTCTGTTGCTCTCTGTACTGGTCACAGTAGTAATTAAAGATATAATCATTGGCTAGTTTGTTACATACTTCTTTGTCTTCTGGATGGAGCTTGAACCATTCATAAACATACTTCAATCCACCATACAAGAAAGATTCATAATCCTTTGGTTTTTCTAGTGGCTGCATGTTGAATGCAGCTAAACGTATTTCATCCAGCGTATAAGCCATTTAGAACACCTTCAGAACGGAAGTTCTTCAGAGCTTGAAACAGTAGTATCAAAAGAATAATTTCTTTCTGCGCTTGTTTCTGCTTCTTCTGCGGCTTCTGAAATCTTCTGTATAGAAAACCCTCTTCCAACTTTGCCGTTCTTTCTGACTTGCTTTCCAGAGTCGATAACAAAGCCTTTTTTATACATAGCTTCTTTAATATCATCCAGGGCTTTCTTTGGCTGAGATTGACCGAAAATATTATCTCCATATTGATCTTTGAAATCATCATAGAGAAACTTTGTATCTTTCTGTACTGCATCAAGTAAAGCCCTGATTAATGCTTCATTGACAAACACTTTTTCACTGTTCATCTTCGCCACTTCTGCGGCAGTTTTCTTCAGTCGCGCTGCTTGCTCCATTGTGTTTCTGTCTATATCACTAAACCCGTTCCATTCTACACCGCCATTTTCATTGATCTTGAATTTGACGCTAGGCCCATAAGCAGCATAGTTTGTTTTGGAGTGAATGATAATTCTGCTATTATTGTCTTCTTCATCAAAGATACAATACAGAGCGGATCTAGCAGCGTTAACAAAGTCTGTTGAACCAGTTGCAGCGTTGTTTATGTTTTCGCCTTGCGCTCTCTTGTTGACATGGGAAATCAAAATCATTCCGCATTCGCATTCTTTAGCAAGATTAGCAAGTTTCTGAAAACATGGTCTGACAGCGTTTACACGGTTTATATCAATATCAGCACCGAGGAAACCATGCCATGGATCAATTACAACCAATGCCGGGTGGAATGACATAATAACTGCTTTGAAATCATTATAGCCGCTTGTAAAGTTTAGCCCTTCTGATTCCATACAATCAAGAATGCCGACCCTGTCTAAATCTGCACCGGATGCAAGTAATCTTCGCTTCAACAGTTCTCCCTTGTCTTCTGCGGATATTATCAAAGCGTTCTGCGGCCCGTTCTGCGGCTTCATATCATATGGAAGTTGTTCTCCCTTGCTGATAGCTGCCACTAGACCACAAATGAAATATGTTTTACCAGTGCCGCCAGGAGCCATTAGAACTGTATAGTCTCCAATCGGAACATAAGGAAACCAAAGAAACCTGGTTTTGTCATCTCCAAACTCTGAAGCAAGCTTGATATGGTAGCTTCTGTGCGGCTTAATCTCCATCAGCTCTTCATAAATGTCAGGATATTTCTCTGCATCATCGGAAAAGATTTCTTGTATTGTCTTGCCCTGAGTAATACCAGAGTGAACAACAAACGCTATTTCTTCTGTTTTAATGTTTGTGTTCCTCTGGTATTTTTCCAGCAAATCAAGAGTTACGCCGACAGATAAGAGATAGTTAAGTGGATTATCTAAGTAATCATTGTCTGCAATAACTCCCATCGTTTAACTCTTCCATTCTTAAAAGTTGTTCCCTTGCTTCATAATACAGAATATCATGAATCAGTTTGCCGCTTGTTTCTGCTTTGCAGAATATCAAGCAGCAGTTGAAACGTGCAAGCCAGGTCATAATACTTGCTACAAGCGCACTAGAGCGCATTCTTGACATGTATCTACCAGCATATATATTTTCCCAGGTCGCGTCTTCTATGAGCATGTAAAGCTTTATATTAGCTTCTGCGGCCCTTATAAACTCTTTCTCATAGCGTTCTCTTTGCTGGCAGTAGCAGCCGCATAGTTCTGTAATGTTCATTTTGCGTTCTATAGCAACTTTAATTTGATACCAGGAACTATCCGGTAATTGAAACTTTGCGCTATAGTCTCCGCTTAATAGCTTCTGTCTTATGTAAGGGACTCCAATTCTATTAAGCCTTGCCCGGAGAAGTGGTGTGTCTTGCTCCCTTGTATCTACAAGACACACCATACTAGTTAAGGCTTGCTCAACTTCTGCCGGGTGCATAGATTAGAAGGGAAGGTCTTCAGGATCGTCCGTTACTTCCGTATAGGGGGAGTTATTGACAGCCCCTGTGCTGCCGCTGCTGCTGTTCTTAAGCGGTTTCGGCTTCAGAGCTTTGAAAGTCTGGTTGCGGATCTTCTCAATGCTGGTAGCTCCACCAGCTTCCGTTGTCCATCCGGTATAACCGTTGTACTCCCATTCTTTGTCACGATAGATCACGCCCAGCTTTTTGCCCTTAAGCGTTTTCTCATCCCAGGCCCACTGATAACCAGGATTGCTTTCTTCAATGGCCCAAACAAAGTTGTTGAACGTGTTCTTAGTCCAACCGTCTTTCTCCGTACCATCATCCCTGGGGCAGTTAATACGGAATGTACCGCGCCACTTCTTGTCATCTGCGGTATTCCCGTCATAGTCTTTCTTCCAGAAACCGGAATAGTCACCTTCGCAAACATCAATAGCAAGGATCAGGACTTCAAACGCATTGCCGCTCTTGTCCTTGTATTCTTCTACCTTTGCATTGATGATGCTGCAAACGTAACCTCCTGCAGGAAGCTTCTCGCGGCTTCCGCTCTGCTCCTGGGCCTTAAATCCATTGTATGCTTTCATTTATATGTCCTCCTTAAAATGATTATCTGATTTGAATATTGCGCTTCGGTTCAAGATGAGCAAAAGAAACGTCAAGACCGTCATTGATTGCTTTCTTGATCTCTGAGCGAATCGGTTCAGGTGCTGTGTATTTCAGCAGAGAAGGGAAGTTTACATTTGCCCACTTCACAAAGTCTTCTTGATTGTCAATCACAGTCTCTTTGGAAGTCAAATAGCTAACTGAATGCTTCCCGTTCTTCCATTTATCCCCGTGAAGAAGATAAGCAAGAAAGCGTTTTGTTCTCTCCATGCGGTTCTCCACTTGGCTTTGACGTTTAGCAAGCTTCATCTTCTCTTCTTTAATATCTGCCGCTTCTGCTTTCAAGTTCTTGATTTCAGAAGCAAGAGAATCAATCTTAACGTCAAAGTCAATAGCAAGCTGTTCAAGCTGCTTCTCTATGTTTTCTTCTGTTACTCCGTCCAGAAGTTCGCCCGTTTCTGGGTTATACAGAGTATCAAGAAAGAACTCTATCTGTTTATCAAGTGGATATATCATCATCAAACCTCCAATACTCCCTGATACGCTTGTCTACTGCTTTTAGATTATTGTCTATCTTCAGCTCAAACATTTCTTCGGGAGATTTGCTAATATCCTGGCCGTCAGATTGCGTTCTGAAAAAGTATTTGTCCGTCCCTTCTTTCATGGCCCTGAGACAAATAGTTACCATCCCTTCTACGCAAACTTTTTGGTCAAGCAGCTTGCCGATTGTCTTTAGCTTTGTATCTCCATAATCATTGCTTTCTTCGTGCATGATAAGATAAACAATGCAATCATCTGGAAGCTCATTCTTTACAAACATGATAAGACCGTAAGCCTCGTCCGCTATCGTGTTGTAAAGATCAAACTGCGAACCACCTTCTTTCTTTCTGTGGTCGCGCATAAACCGCGCTGTCTGCTGATAACCGAAATCATCAATGACAGCAGTTTTCACGCCCTTCTCTGGCATGTGCTTCAAGTATGCTTTGACGTTCTCAGGCTTATCACTCTTGTATTCATACTTGAATTTCTTTGGAATCGGCAAACGCTTGTTGACAGTGTTCACAAAGAAAATTTCATCTTCTCCGAAATCTTTCAAGCTTCTGCTTTTTCCGGTTCCTGATTTGCCATAAATAATGACGCATTCCCCCGTAAGTCATACCTCCTTTTCTGCTTTCTTTGTACGCTGCTTTTCTGTTTCTTTCCTGATAGTCCGCATCAAATACAGATAATCATTCTTTCTCAATGATGGATTCTGCGTTGTTGCTCTCTTACCAGTGAAACAAACACTTGCTCTTGCCATTCATTCCCCCTCCATCAAAAACATATTCTGTTGCGCTGCATGGTTCAAGAAACGCTCTTCTTCAAGCTTGAAATATTCAGGGCTTATCTCATATCCCCAATAATCAAGATTTGCATTGTAGGCCGCTATTCTGCTTGAACCGCTTCCCATATGAGTATCTAACACCTTCATACCTGGCTTTGCGTATAACCGGAAAATCCAGTCATATAGCTCTATAGGCTTCTGTGTAGGATGGAAACGTTTTTCTTTGTTTCCTTGCGGGGCAAATTCAAACACTTTCGCGTTGTCGTTAAAATTAGTCCAGGCATATTCTGCCATTGCCATAGAGAATGTTTCGCTAATAGTTAGCTTCTTCCAGATTAGAAAACATCTGGTAGGAGGAAGACTGAAATAATTACCCCCCCATATGACAATATTTTGACTAATCCTGAACAGCTCTTGAAAGTATTCTTGCGTTGGGGCTTTGTCCCATTCTATGATTGCAGTTCCGTATTTCTTTGACCAACTGCGGCCTGTTCTGTCAACTGGCTTGTATTTGTCAAAGTTGCCGCCGAAACGAGATTTATCTGTTCTCTTGAACTCTCCGTTTCCATCTCCGTAAGGTGGATCAACAACAGCCAGGTCAAAGAACCCGTCAGGAAATTCTTTCATAGCTGGGAGACAATCACAGTTGAATGCTCTGCTTTTAATAGACGTATTTTCCATTATCAAGAATCTCTATTCCGTCTTCTTCCCATAGCACTGTTATTAAATCTTTGAACGTTATACGACCTTCATTAATCTCGCTAGCAAGCTTGTAAAAACCGCTTCTTGCTATCTGCATTTGCTCCTGGTTAAAGTCAAACTTGTCTTTCATGACAGTCAAGAAGATTGCAAGAGCAAGAGCTAACGAATCTGTTTTTGCGCGTTCTATATCAGATTTACTAACAGGCTGCTTTCTAGGATTTACTTTTTTCTTCTTCATAGGCTGCAAGTCTTGACGGAATGTCCATATATTCCGGTTTCTTTTCCTCTGTCCAGGCAAGGCCGCAGAGATTCCAGATAGCAGCTATAAGGTGGTCTTCATCTGTGTAACCGTCCATATACTTCACAATGTGCCGCATTGCGCTGTCTGCAAAGCTATGAGCTGGGATGCCCTTTTCCCAATTTCTTTCTGCATACTTCACTGCACCACGTTCATAATGCTTTGCTAGTCGAAGTAATACGCACATGGGGAGAAGGTCAAAACGGCCTTTGCCTTCATGCAGATCCCGAACAGCTCCACTTGAAAACTCCGTTCTGTCACCAGAATCAAGAATCTCTATCGGTTCTTGCCCAGGAATGAACACTTCCATTAATCTTTTTCCTCCCATTCTGTGAGACTGACAATGTTTTCAGCATTGATATACTTTGTTTTACCGTCATCCGTTGTAAAGTAAAGCCAATCACGATTAAGCTTTTTCATTCCTAATGGAACTTGCCCCTTAATGTCATAACGGTTTCCGTCAACGGTTTTAATTGAGAAGTGCTGTTTATTTACATATGCCATTTCTACACATCCTCATAAAATTCAAAGTTGCATGAAGCACAATGTCTATATGGTCTTCCATTGTGATAGCGGAGAACAGAAAGAGAACCATGACAGTATTTGCATGGAAGAGGTTCCCAATCGTCACAGATTTCTTCCGTGACAATTCCTCGTTCTTTCATAAACTGATAGCATTCCTGGTCTTTGCAGTTCTCACAATTTCTCCAATTAGCCATGCTCATTTTCCTTCAACAGCTCTTCTGGGTGGCAAATGTAGTAGTCTCTCATCCAAATTCCAATAACAGGATAAGTGTATGCTGTCCCATATTTTTTCTTTGGCGTATAAAGATCCGTGAAAAAAGGATTTTCGGAAACTCGCTCATCCAAATACTTTTCAAGATGCTCTTTTTTGTTTTCGTATGATTTATGGTATAGTTTCCCGCTATACGCGCCTTTGATATAAAATTCCTGCCCGTAAGAAAACAGCTTTATTGCTTCTCTGACTGTCACACTCATTCCTCCTTCAGCGGCTTTGCATCACCGTTAATCTGCGCTTTGTAGCACTCAATTTCTTTGTGCAACTCATCAATATCCTTGTCAATGTGTCCACTATATTCCCAAATAACAGTTCCTGCTGCTTCTTCGTATTTTGAAAGGATGGAGTTACAGATTTTAACAAGTTTCTCTATTGCATCGGCGGCATCATCAAGCGTTTTATTTAGCGCCCATCCGTTATGAGATCGCAGTCGCTTTACAAGCTCTTCATACATCAGCTTTCCTCCTTTTTCTTGCCGTCAGCGCAGAACCAATCTTCCCACGGTTTATTCGCACAGCCAAACGGAATCAGGTCATCGTACTTTTCGCAGTACCCGGCGTGACACCACTTGCAATCCCGGCAAAGCACCACAGACCGAACGTCGGCAGCGGGATAGTCCTCAACAGCGTCCAGCATAGTTCCAATATCACATGCTCTACACGGAGCTTCTCCGATCTCATAGACGGTCTTTCCTTTGCTGTTCTTTCGTCTGTTACAGTCCTTGCAATACCATGCACGTTGCTGTTCAAGAAACGCATCACGGTCTATGTATTCGTCCATCACTCAGCCATCCTCTTTGAACGCATCGTTTATTCGCTTTTGCTGGCGCTTCTTCACAGCGTATGCTATGCGATCAATAACAAGGATAATGCCGCAGATAACAAGAAGCGCAGCCATAATCACAAGGCCTATCAAATCCATGCCGTTAAAAACAATCATCACTCAGCCCTCCTCTGTCGCTGGGATGATGGTGTGAGCGTCATCTATGATTTCGCCTAACAAGTACAAATACTCTTGGTTTGGGTGCACTCCATAGCAAACCCCGTCCATATACGCTTCCATGACCTCGTGGTTTATCCGCATCAACAGCTTATCCAGATCCCCAAGCCGTCCATGCGGTTCAGGGACTTCGATGAGGGGGCAGTCAGAAGGCCTGTTTTCCATGTATATTCTCTTTGAACACTGTCCAACTCTGAGAAAGCATCCTGCGCAGTTTTTCGGCATCTCCATGCCTTTGATCAGAATAGCCATGCTCACCTCTCCCACGAAATCTGTAGTGCCTGTTTTACTTTTGACCAATCATAAGCAGACAAAATCTTGAACATTTTTTCTGCTGTCGGCTTGTCGCCGCACACGATCATGAAAGGCAAATCAAAGCAATGCCACTTCCCAGACGCTATGTTTTCTGCTTTCTCCTGACGCATTCCGTTCAGTTCCACTCTGTCTTCCGCAGAAAGTTTAATGCCAGTTCTGTCTTCAATTTGTTTAAGCGTTAAATTTCCTAACATGATTCCCATGCTCATTCCTCCTATCCCCATTGTTCAGCCATTGCTTTTGCTATGCCGGGAAAAGTTTTAGCCCGATTTTTTTGTCGTTCTTTCCCGCCATGATTAAACCAGTTCCCCGGAATTTTGCTCGACTGTCGTTCCTCGCATATTTCCGTTGCCATCAGAGGTGGCAATCCTTTGAGCCACAGACAAGTTTTTTTCTGCACCGGATGCCCAAACATCCACGGCTGAATTATCTGCGTATACGGTGGCAGACAATAGACCCTTGTCGGTATAGGATTCTCAATTGCAATCCTTTCGCAGTCAGCATAAAGAAAGCGCAGAAAAAAATGCGTTGCCTTTATGCCCTTCTTCAGGCGCTCCTCGTTTAGAATTCCATTGCCACCCGGATAGAGAAAGCGAACCCCGGCGTTGCTTATGTAGGTACAAGGCGGATGTGCGATAATCAGATCCCACTTGCCCTCTTGTGTGTGTGTGTGTGTCAGCGGTCTGGAACGTGCAATTCCCGTTGAGCAACGGCAACACATCGCCTTGAATATGCCACTCAGGATGTCCACCACTGCACTCTTGAATGTCACAAGAAAAAGCATTATGCCCACGCGCACGAAACGCCTTGCACACTTCTTGGCTTTCTTCGCAAGCTACCAATACGTTCATGCTCATTCCTCCTTGTGTAAAAGCCCAGCGGCTAACATCATGCTCATCCCAATATAAGCATATTCAAGACTTATTGATCCATTAACGAGCATCAAGAAAGTAATTATTCCCCAAAGAGCCATAATACCAATTTCTTCTATCATTTAGCTATCCACCAGCTCTTTGTTTCTTCTGTCACGCTCTTCAATAAGCATTTGCTCATACTTCAGCCAGCCTGGTTTATCAATCTTCTCATCACCATAATTGTTCATTCTCCGCTGAAAGTCACAATCATCAATCATGACTCCAAGTGATTTCCCGCAGATTTCGCTTAGATGATCTTTGACAAACGACTGCACAAGATACGGCATATAGGTCATTCTGCCCATTGCATAGCGCACAGCGCAAACGCATATAGTACCGAAGTCTTGTTCATCTACTTCAATCTGAATCACGCCAGGACGTTTCTTCTTTCTCATGCTTTATCTCCTATGCAAGTTAGTTTGTTCAACTTTGCTTTATTTGCGAAATCGACAACCAGATTATATTTCTTGCATTCTGCTTGACCTAAATCCCAAATAGCACCGCCAGAGCGAAGTGGAAGCATAACAATATGAAAATACTCACAATCTTTACAAAGCTTTGTCATGCTTCACCGCACACTTTCTGAATAGCTGTGTAAAGCTCTTGCGTTCGCTCTCCGTTGCTATATCTGCATTCCAGGTCAAAGCATTCTTTATAAGCTGGAACATCATACAGTTGGGCATGTTCATAATTGAGCATCAAATCATAGAGATTTTCAAGAACAACAGACCAATCAAAGATATTCGTTTTACTCATGGTAATCTCTTTCCGTTAAAATTCGGTCTTAAAAACTTAAAAGTCGGGCTTGGGTTACTCTCCAGGACTTTGCCAAGAGCGGCGAAATAATCATTTATCACGTTCTCTTTCAAATGACTTTCACGGCGTTCTACGTTTTTCCTGTCAAACTCTAAATATTTCTCGCATTTAGAATGACAACCGAAATAATTGAAGCCAAGATCCCGACACTCTTTACAAGGGCATTTCATTTTTCTTTGCCCTCTTTTTTGCGCTCTTTTTCTGCTTCTGCTTTCTCTTTTGACTTCGCATATTCTTTTTCAGAAACATTTTTAAAGCAGTAGCAGCCAGAGCATTCAACAATGTAACCGTCACCAGAAAGCTTCTTTCCTCTCAATACGTTCCCGCAGACAGGGCATTTGTAATGCGCTTTCTTGAGCATTTCTTCCCGGCCTATATTCTTCTTTGAGAAATAGTCCCATTCGCGCTTAATGGAATAGGCATTATCTACTGCAAGAGAGATGTATTTACCGTTGTATTCTCTCTTAATCCTGGAAAGCACTGCATTAAGATCAATCGTGTTAATCTCGTTTGACTGCTCTTTTGCGTAGCGTTCAACAGAAGAAATTACCCAACTTGCGCTATGTTCTCCATAACCAGCACCAGATAAAGCACGTTCATAGTCAACCACAGCTTTTTCAACAATCGCATTACTGAGAGAAACATAGTTTGCATCAGTGCTTGTTTTATGCGCTTCTGCATAATCCCAACGCTCTTTTGCTTTCTTTTTTGCGCTAGCTCTGAGCGGTTCTAAGCTCCTCTTAACAACATCCTGATAATCAAGCAAGTTCTCGTTATCGTCATAAACAATGACAAGAGATGTTTCAATGAGCTTTTCCAATGCAGCACTAATTACATCAAAAGAAACATCGTTTACCGTGTACTGCTCAATGTAATGCTGCCGTTTTTGCTCAATGATTTCTTTCATAAAGCGCATCAGCATAGCGCAATCAAAAT